TCTTCTTCTGTAGGCGAAAGTTGTAATTTAATATCGTTTAATATCTTCCATTCAATATAACTGGCTTCTTTAGGGAGTAGTTGTAATACCATAAGCCGTTCCAAATAGTTGAGTTCAACTACTTTAGGAACATACTCGGCAAAAGCTACCGAAGCCAAGAAACATAAAACTACTACTAAACACAACTTTTTCATACTGCCTCCTTTTAAGGTTCGTGGGGGATGTTAGGCACACCCCCCTAAAAGCCGTTAAATACTATCTATACAGTGGAATATAATACTGTGCACCGTCATACCAAACCTTTATTCGTGCATCTTGTGTAGTTTCTCCAGTAATATCGTCTGTCTCTATGCAAGTCCCTGCGCCAGAATTAAAGGTTGTATCGGCATAGATGAATTGGTCGTATCCACTACTTGATGTTTCAAAACCTATAAATCCGTCTGGTCTTGTTCCACCAGTTGTAGCGAATATTCCATATTCTTCACCACTAACAGTTCCACTCATTTGATTGTCAACCCACACAGGGGCAACTTTACTACCACTTGCCGCAACCGAGCCAGTTACAGAATATACTTTTAGCCAAGCTCCATACATACCTGCCGTTGCATCTCCACCAGCAGTGGCTAAATTAGAGCCTGCTTCGTGTAATCCAACTATAAATTGTGCGGCTTGTGCTTTGGTTGGTCCTGTAGCATCTGTCAAAACTTCTGCTAACCCTGATATTGGGAATATACCTTTCGCACCTGCTGTCTTTAATGCAACAAAGACACCCCTATCATAGCTTGTGCCATCAGCGGTAGTTGACATATACAATCTAATCAACCCTGATTGGTCTTCGCTTGTATTTGTTATAGGAGCGGCATAAGTTCCAGCCCTTATTAAACAAGGACCATTAGAACCAGTAGGCACATGGGTTGCATTAGAAAAATCAAGCACATTGCCAGTATATGTTCCTGTAAAGTCTAAACCAGTTGCAACTGTCCCAACAACTATCCCACCGTTGGCAGTTAAGGCTCCTGTGGATGTTAATGTTGAAAACGCACCTGTAGAAACAGTAGTAGCCCCTATCGGAGTTCCGTCTATTGAACCACCGTCTATATTTATTGATGTTTCGTTGTCTATAACTTTTGTGAATACTACTGTATGGTCTGTTGCTGTCAAATCTTCAAATAAGTAAGTATCTACACCATCGCCTATCTGAAGGTCATAAGTAGTAGGTGTATAGTAAAAACCAACTACTCCCGAACTTGGAACTGTAGTAGAGTTTGTCTTTGATGTAGCATTGTCGTCAGAATAGATTGTAGCGGCACTGCCACTATCAATTGCCTGAACCTCAAAGGTCAATCCCGAAGCAATCGGGACACCCTGTTCGTCAACTACTTGAACCCATCTGTAGCTTAAACCGTAGAATGAAAAGGCGGTCATTACGCTTATCCCAACGATTAAGACAGTGAGTAGAAGTGTTTTTAAGTTTTTTAACATCGTATTTCTCCTTTTGTCTGGGGGGAAAGGCTTAATTACCAATCCCCCCTAAACTTACACTTGCTCACTAATCAGGAACATAAGCAGTATCAACGGTAATTACCGCATAATCTTCGCTGTTCCATACTGTTTTCTGTATAGCCATAATCACATCTGTCCATACGCCCGGAACTCGGCCATACTCAAAGTTCTTTTCATACCATCCGGGGTATTGCGCGTAAGCGTGAACTCCAGCCTGTGCGCCCAAGAACAAGGCTCTTGCTACATAGATACCGTTATAACAACCGTCACCCGCTTCAAATATCTCAGAAGCAGTTGTCCCACCGGCACCTAAACGAGTCTCTATCCTTGAGTATTCGTGGACTACAACACCATCATGAACACCTAACATACCCGTGAATAATGGGTTGCTCATACCACGCTCTGCCGCGTGTAACTGTTCGCTTCTCCATTCTCCATCAGCCTTTAGAGCTTTAGCCTGATAAGGATGAATCAACATCACATAATACTTCTTACCGTCAATAGTAGCCGCAGGTCTAATGGTCGGAGTAGCCAATTCTGCTTTTCTCTTGATTGCAGATATGACTTTCGGGCCGAATAGATTATCTGTAGCACTATCAATAGTAGCATCAGTCGTGCCTGTTTTTTCAAGCACTGATGCAGTCCCAACTTCTGTTATCGTCTGCCCACCAAACCATTTTCTATTGGTTGAAGGCGCAACAGCCGCTATTGCCGAACCATCCACTTCAAGACCTGTAGCCAGACCCGACAAAGCAAGAGTGGTATAAACATCCATCTTCTCTGCCATCCAATCCGACAATGCAGGTTGCATTTCTGCCTTTAGACTAAACGCAGGTCGTCTTTCAGACATCTTACCTTTAGCCCTAACACCATTTCCCCACAACACTACTGTCGCAAGGAAATCGTCAAAAACCAATGCTTCTTCGTGTGTTTCCACAGCATCGTCATTGAACCTACCAGCGCCAGCAAGCAGTCTTCTCAAAGCAAAGGAAATCTTATCGCCCTTCTCTTTGATTAAATCTGTCTTTTTCTGGATTACCGAATCTTCACTGGTTCCCACATACCTACCAAAATACAACTGTTTTACTACACTCTTGTATAACAACGCAGACCATTTCTGGACTGTGCTATTATTTGCAGATAGAATCTCTGTGTCTGCCATGATTTGTTACCCCTTTTTTTGTGCTTTTTCCTCATCGGCTCTTATAGACGCTTTTAGGTCGTCTTCTGATAGAGTCATTAAATCTTCAAAAGTAGTCTGTTTCATACTCATAACAGATTCAATAGTTGCCGGAGCCTTTGAGGTTTTACTGTGTTTATCAATATCCTCAAGCGTTTCAAGGTTCTTTTTAGACTGTATCCGCGCTTGGATGTCTGGATGTGTTAATCCTATCTTATACGCTTCTTCAGCCATATTCTTACCTCTTTGACCGGCGGCGAGGACAACATCCTTATATGCTGGGTTATCAGCGATTATCTTGGCATATCCTTCGTGCAATACACTTAAATAATCCAACCCAACACCTTTTGCTTCTTCGGTCAATTTGGTCTTGGCATCAGCCTCATCGGAAGCGAATTTATCGTTTAATCTACGCTGTTCTCTCATTTGTTCTTCCTTTGTAGAGTCTTTAGTTGCCTTATCCAATAATAACTTTGCTTCTTTACGGGTGAGAAATTCCTCATCTTTTGCTGGGTCTTCAACCACTTTCTCTTTCTCCTGCATTAGAATATCCACCTGTTCCTGAAGCATAGTAACCTGACCTTGAACCTGTTGCCTTGTCTCCCGTTCTCTGTTGAGGTCTTTTATGACACCCTTAAATTCAGACGAGTCTTCGGGCTTCCACCCTAATTTCTTAGCCTCATCCAGTAATTGTGTCCGTTTGACCTCTAATTCCGCTTGAGTCGGTTGTTTATCAACCATTTTGCTACCCTCCTTACAGTTAACCAGCGTAAGTGCTGGAAAGCCTCAATTTACCCCTTGAGGTGGGGATACCTGCCAACTGGGCAGTGCAGTCAATAAAAAACCCCAACCATACGCTAATAAGCCGTATAGTCAGGGTCTATTTTTTTAGATTGCCTGTTCGCTATTTAGTTTTCAAATAACACTATTCTTTTTTATCCCAGACCTTTCTTTTTTATCCCAGACCTTCTCGCTTAGAGATTGTGGTCTGATACTTTGTAATTTATTCATGTTAGTAATTTTTCCAGCCGCATAATTAAATTGCAATGAGCCGTAAAACTTCTCTGCAACTGCCTTCTCTAATTCTTTTACAGCCCATTTTATTTCGCTCATCGTGGTATCCCTTGTGGCGGTTGCGGTAATCCTTCACCACCTGCCCCTTGTGGATTGACGGGTGGCTTCATAGATTGCAGAATTTGCTCTTTATTCGGCCAGTCGCTTGCCTCAACTATCATCTGTGGCGGGATAGGAACGCCCATCTTAACTGCGTCTAACATACTAAGGAAGTTGGCCATCCTGATTGTAGGCACATTCTTGGACTGTGATACTTTAATCCCGTATCTACCAGTCTTAATTGTCTTGAAATCTTTAATCTTTTCCTTGTCTGTAATACTGCTCTCATCCACAACTGATTTGATTTCTTCTTCGGAGTAGATATTTGACTTCCTGATATATTCAATAATAGCCGATGAGAATATCTTTTGGGTATATCTGTAATTATCAAATATAATCTCGTTAGCAACCAATCCCTGCCGCTGGCGGAGTTGTAAAACTATCCCCGGCTCTTGTTTATCATTAGCGCCTTGAAGGTCGGCATTGACCCCTGAAATCTCTTTCATCTCTTGCGAATCTTGGTCTGCAAGTCTTACATGAGGCGATAAAGGAACGGGTGTCATTCTCTCTAAATAACCGCCTTTAACCTTTTTAACTATAACATGACCGGGAGTAGAACCAAACTTCTTGAGTTCGTTTATATCTACGACCCCTTCTTCGGTTATAAATCCACTATTAGCACTCGTATTAACATGATGTAACGATTGCGATATGTTCTTATTATGCCCTCTCTGCGGGTCTTTTAGGTTATCTACCACTCCAAAGATATACCCATCTACCCAATAAGGACAGAACCTGAAATACGGGAATAGGCTTATCCCTTCAAACGGGTCTTCAATATCTTCTAAGATTAAACTACCTACATAAGTTGTCTTGTGTAAAATCGGTATCAATCGGTCTATAATCTTATAAACGGGCTTACCAGTTCTGGGGTCGGTGAAATCTTTGGCTATGGTTGCCGCTAATCCCATCTTCCTATCTGATATAATCTGTTTCTCAAGTGTCTGGACATTATAGATTATCTTTCTCCATTCCCAACTTTTCCAGTAAACTTCTCTTACTACAAAACTGTTTGGGGGCGATTTATCTTCCGGCGCATTAGATTGTGAAGGGTTTAATCCCTTACCGTAATTGTCATCATCGGGACTATTACCGCCTTCGCCTGTGTTATCGCCCAGCCCCATATTATGTTTAATATCACTTTCTTTCTTGGGGAAGTTCAGTATTAGAGTATCTTTATCCCATTTGAATTTCTTATAAACAAATCTGGCTGATTTGTTGAGGTCGTAAGTATTGCATAACGGGTCTTCAAACATATTAAACGGAGATTCTCGCTGTGCTACTAAATCACCATTAAGCGGGTCGTTTTGGTAATCTACATCTAACGACAGCCACCCTTTAGCGCCTATAATCCCGTCAAAGAACGCCATAGATTGTTCCCAATCACCATTACAAATATCTATCGTATGCTTAGCTAATTCCGTAAGGATAGCCGCAGCTTGAGTTGTCCCGCCTTTTCTGGGGAATACTTTAATATCCTGCCTGTTCTGGCGCTCAAATCCGCTTAGGACATTGATTATCGGTAGGATATGGTTATAAGTAAGGGTAGGTCTGCCCTCTGCTTCGGGCTTGGCTCTCTCATCAGCAGTCCATTGATTACCGTAATAGAATTGAAAATCGGGGATAGCCCGCGCTTTCCAATCGGTAAAAGATATATGTTCCTCTGCTTCCTTTTTATATCCGTTTAACTTTTTAAGAAGGTCTGCTTCTATCATAATTTACCTCATAATTTGTTTTTATCTATATCTATACAGTTTTTTGTTTCCCAATTACCATTAACATATTCTTGGGAACAAATCTTGTCTCCAATTTGTAGGATTCTATCATGATTTTGTGTATTTAAGTGGGAAAAAGGTATTACCTCCCGTATCCTATCCCTCAAAACCTTTTTAATTTCTTCCCACATTTTCTTCTCCTTTTCCTTTTTTAGGATTTCATCACCTTTTCCAGTTCCGATTTTGCCTCAATATGCTTAAATGTTTCCATCTGCCCTGCTCTGCTCTTACAAGAGGATAGGGTCGGATATATCTTAGGATACAGCCCGCCTTTAGACCTTTGGATTTTATAGCCACCTTTACACCGTATGCAAGGCATTTTTATACTCCCTCTTAAGATTTTGATACATCCTTCGTCTTACATCGGCTATGATATTCCCATCTCTTGACTGGGCATATTGTCTGTTCTTAATAGACATATCACCATAAACTATCTTCCTCAACTTCTTAGCGACTTTGTTTCTCATGGTCTGGGTTTAACTTTAGGAACATAAACAACCTTGCCTCCTACATTCAAAGCGTGCATCTCTGCGGGTTCTGCCGGTATCTTCTCAACTGGTTTAGTAGCGTCAAAGTTAAGACATGCCTTCTGATGAGCAACCAATCCAGCCTTATTCTTTGCTTCAAATCCACATACACATTTTTCCATGACTTCCTCCTTATACTGACATATAGTTTATTGGCTTATCTTTCTTATATCCGTCTTCTTCTTCCTTTTCTTCAATCTTAATCGGTGAGAATTTAATCATCTGCAAGGCGATTGCATAAGCCATAACCAAATCGTCATGGCAACCTTGTTGTGCATTAGTTGACCCGTCTGATAACTTAACATAGGTCATTAGTTCAGATAATAGTTCTTCAGAGTAAATCTCAACCAATCCTTCCCGTATCATCTTGTCTAATTCAGCTATCATCAAAGGTTTAGTCTTAGCGGTAGTTCTCCAGCCTAACTCTTTACTTCTCTTTTGGGTATCACTTGCAAACGCTTCCCGATAGAATATGTTAGTGTATTTATCTTTCAAAGCGTGAAGGACTGCGATACCTGAATTGTTACGCTCTATCCCTGCCAAAGGTTTAATATCGGTATATTGCGCATAGTAAAGACCTAAGCGTCTCAATTCCTCGGCCCAGACATCTTCGGCTAAACGACATTGTATCTCTGCATATTGTTTCAAAGACTCAACGCCTACCACAACCGCAGTAGAGTAATCGTCTTTCTTATCTTCTTCGGCTGTCTCTATCTCTAATCCTTCAGCTACATCCGCACCGATAACCAATCTTTCCATATTCTGATGAGGTTTAATCCATATCTTAGTCAACCCGTGAGGGTCGTCATGGAATACTATCCTGTTATAAACTTCTTCTAAGTTGCCTATGAATAAAGGTTTCTTAATTGTATTGACTTGGATATTCTTCAAACAATCGGTATTGAACCTGCACCTACCCGATACTAAAAACGCCTCAACATCAGTTGCCGGATATTCTTGGTTGAAAGTATCAACCGACCCGGAGCATTTGTTCTTGATACAATTCCGTCTCCATTGCATTTTGGTATCTGAAAGGTTGTATTTATTCTTAATCAGTTGTTCGTCTGGGGTCAGTTGAAAATCGGGTTGAACGGGACTCTCGTATTCAGGATTATCAAACCAAGCCAAGAATATATTTACCCAGTCGGTCTCGCCTCGTTTTGCCTTATGCCATTCCTCGTAGAAGTAACCACCAACACCATTAGCTGTGGTTTCTTCAATTATCATCGTGTTAGGTAGTTCCGGGACAGCTTGGTTCAATCCATCCATAAGTTTCTTACCGTCTCTGAAATAAGCCGATTCGGATAGATGAACATATAAAAAGGTATATTTCCTGCCGGCTTCTAAGTTATCAGCTGTATCAACTAAGATTTGAGAGTGCCTGCCGTCAAATTCTATCTTCTTCTCGTTAGAATGTTTGAGTTCGTGTTTGAATTTATCTGCTATCTGTTCGTGGTATAACTTGCTCATGCCGAATAAATAATTACTACCATCCGCATCGTCAGCCAGAATGAGAGAATTTACATTCTCACGGCAACTTGTATAAGCGTAGATTAGCGCCTCAATTAGAGTTGATACGCCCATCTGTCTTGATTTTAATATCCTTATCCTGATTGGTTTGCCCTGTGCCTGTAATAGTTTAATCTCGCTTAATACTCGCCTTTGGATAGGGTTTAAGACAAATGGTATCAGTTCCCCTGCTTTGGTCTTGATAGATAGTTTCTCGTTCTCTATGAGCCAGATAGGATTAGTATTCGCCTGCTCTACTTCCTCATCAAACGAATTGACAAGCGGAGTAAAAGCATTTGATATAATATCGTCTATGCTCTTTGCTTTCCTGCTTTGAGTTGCTATCATTCTTTAATAATCCCTTTAGATTTCAAATCCTCAAATATTGCGCGCTTCTGGGTTGCTGTGCAGTTTTTTGCAATTACCTCTACAATCTTTGTTACCTTGTCAGATACTTCTTCAATAGATATTTCCTGTTTATCTCTCCAGCCGATTATATTTTTAGCAGTGAATATAAAAGACGAAGGTGAATATAATCCTAATAGTCCATTGGTAACTAAAACCTTCTCTTGTAATTCTTTTGCTCTTTTATAGGCGGCAAGAAAAGAAATATGCTTTTCAGTCCACTGCATCATTGTTTCATGTGAAATACCGATTGAATGACACCAGTCCGTGAAGAAAGGAATATCAGAGGCAGTTTCTTCTGATTTGTCTATCTGTGTCCCATCTGATTTGGTGATTGTAATGTCCTTTGCAAAGTGAGGCTCTATATCAAAAAATCGTATTAGACTTTGACAATACTGCGGTTTATACTTTGAAGGTCGCCCTCGTTTCTTTCTTCTTCCCATTCTTATATTATATATGATTGCGTGGCGGATAGAGAACCATATAGGAAAGAGATAGTCCCAATATTTGGGAAAGCCGCCGCGTTGCTCTTTTTAATAAAAAAAAAGCCCGACAGAGTTTTTAATTCTTGCCGGACTTGTATAATTCTTGTGTATCATCAATTAAGAATATACCACAGATTGTAGGATTGTAAATAGTTTTGTGATATTTTTTCGGAGATTATTTTTTAACCCAATCTTTTTCGTTCCATTCCTTTAGGTATTTTTCTTTCATTACAAACGCAAGCCAAAGTTGTTCAATGGAAGAAAATGTTATCCATTTAGTTGGGTTATAATTTTCTTTTTGCAACCAATCATAAAAGCGATATAACTTCTCAAACCAAACTGAATAAGTAACCATATCCTGCAACTGGTCTTGGCGGGGAAGCCAGATATCATCTATCTCGGGTTTCCAACCATCATCAAGCGAAATAATCCATGGCTTATAATCTAAAGTATCAAAAATCTCATCGCCATTTTGAGGTATCCATAATTCCTGTATCTCCTTCGCCTTCTCACACATTTCTAAATAACTATTTGATAAATCCATAAAACCCTCCTCTCACCTGCGTTCTAAGCGACTTTCAGGGGGCAGTGAATGGTATTACCTACCCCCATTTCCCCTTCTTTTCAACTTTATGACCAGAACTGACTGCAAATATAGACCCGTAAATAATAGTCAATTCGTCAAATGCTTCTTCGTTGACAATTTCCAATATTTCTAATTCTAATTTCCTTACTGCTAATTCTTTTAGGTTAAGTTTGTGGTGGCAATTACTACAACATATAACGCCGGTAGGTCTCTTGTTTTGGACTTCTCTCTGTTCGTAGGTCTTTGTGGTTTTACCACACACCGGGCATAGTGTCATTTTTCCGTATCCTCTTGTATTTCTTCGGGCTGCTGACACCCCACCAAAAGCACTAAACATATAAAAATTATTAAGTATCTCATTTCTCACCGCCCAGTTTGGATAATTGTTTCTTAAATTTAATGATAAGTTTTTCTACCTCGTCATAAGTGTATAAATTTCCTTTAGTGTTTGCGTCTAAAATAAGTTTATCTACCCACTTTATACCTTTTTCTTTAACTAATTTTAGGGCGAAAGTTCCCAAGTTACCTGATAGCCATTTGTTGCACCTGACACATTGAACCCTACGATTTCTAAGGTCTAAATCTAATTTATTATGCTTAAAATGACCCGCATTTGCCTCTTTATAAGGAATTTTCGCACCACAGGTATAACATTTTACCATACCATTCTTATCGGCTTCGGATAATCTAACGACCAATGAAACCAATTTATCACATTTCTTTTTTAGGGCTTTTAGTTTTATCTTCACTTATCCCACTCCTCTCGGAAATGTTTTTTAGAAATTGGCTTCTACAATTATTAAACCCCTTAAAAAATGCTCTTACTTCTTTAGTTAATCCCAACCTTTCTTTCTTTAGCACACACTCACTAATGAGGGTTAAGAGGTCTTTAACTATTACCTTCTGCATACCTTCATTGTGTTCTACTTCAGAGATTATATCCTTCATTGTTTTAGGCATTATTCCTCCTTTTTCGTGGGAATTTCAGTTTCCATCCCCACCATTCCTGCAAGTTCTGTATAGGTGATATAACCCTCTTCCTTCAATTTTTTGTTAGCTACTTTATAAATAGTAATCACAGCATCCTTCTTCTTCCCTTTTATTACTGTTGTTTTCGGCATGGTCTGTCTCCTTCTAACTCTCTAATAAACCGTTCTCCTTCCTTGAGCCGTTTGGATTTGTTTTTAACAATATGTTTTATTAAATTCGTTGTCATACCTGCTTTTATGTATCCTTTTACCTCTGGTTGTTTTAATATTTGCCACAATTTTCCCTCATCAATATGTCCCTCTGGGCATATTATTATAACTCCGTTTCCCATAATCACTTCCCCCCTTCCTTGAGCCACTTAATTTTCTTGCCACAATTTAGACAGTAATTACTTCCTTCTTCAATATTCTTATCGCCACAACTACTGCATTTATAAAACTCACACCATACTTCAATTTTACCTTCGGGTGTTACCATTGTCCCCTCATCAATCGCTGGGGTGGGATTCTTCTCTGCCTCTATCGCTAATGAGATACACGACATAATAATAGGCACAAATTTCTTATGACCTTCTGCCCATTCAAGCACGTATTGAACATCGTCAAACCAATCCATCGCATCTTCTAACTCTTTTATCCTTTCTTTGTCCATAATCCCCTCCAGTTCAGTTAATGGGTTAATCCTCTAAATTTTCCTTCAAAAGTTCTGGGTATATTTCCTTGTGTCCTTCTAAAAAATCAGTTCCTAAATTATCAGCTGTAAGTTGTAATTCGTTTGACAATGCGGCGTCTGTATATTCTTTGCCGTAAATTTCAACCCATTTTTTATATTCTTTCCCTAAACTAATTTGAACTTCTATAAACATTCCTCTCTCCTTAATTTAGTTAATGGGTTATTTGTTAGCAGTATTCCATCTTAACACTACATCATTTTCTTGCCCTTTTGGTGTAATATCATAATTGGCTTTTATAGTTTTCTTACATTTTGAACAAGTCAACACATAATGGTCATCTTTGTCGCTATACCCAAGAACATTGATAATAAGTTTTGGTCTTATACCACATTCTTTACAGGGCAATCTTTTTGGTATTCCACTCATTTCCTCTCTCCTTAATTTAGTTGTAACACCTTAAAATAATGGTGGTGTTGTATTCTTAATCCTCTCTTGTGCGATTTTGTAATACTCTGGGCTAATTTCTATTCCGATAAAGTTGCGGTTGAGTTCCTTACAAGCGACCCCAACAGGACAACTTCCCATAAAACAATCTAAAATAGTATCGCCTTCTTTGCTTAATAAGTGTATTATTCTGTTTATACCCTTCATATCTTTGGGGGTAGGATGTCCAAAATCATTTGTTGAGGGTCTTACGGGTATGTTCCAAACATCTCTATATTCAGGATGTTGTCTATAATATGTTCCTTCACCTTTTGAGAACCAAAACACCTTGTCCCACACAGCGAAAGTCGCTTTTCCGTTCAACATTCCATTACTTTTCCACCATACAAATTCCCAGCAGTAATTCATATTATTAAAGAGCCACATAGTAATCGGCTTCTGATACTTAATCCCGATTATAACTACAAGGTTTCCGTTATCAGTAAGAACCCTTTTACATTCGCTTAAATACTTATCGGTAAATTCTAAATAGTCAATATCACTTAAATTATCATTATCATATTCTCTACCTGCATTATACGGCGGGTCAGTCAGCACTAAATCTATTGACTTATCGGGTATCTTCTTCATTTCCTCAAGGCAATCGCCCAATATGGTTTCAATCATCTCATCTCCTCACCTGATTTTATCACTTGTGCGAATATGTTTTATTTTCCTAAATTCTGTTTTATTACCCTTTTTATCAATTGCTGGAGTGAAAAGGAATTTTTTATCCCCATAAAGATAAGCCCTGCCACCCGTATCAATTCCGTTTATAAATAAACCATAATCTTTTTTGAACATTTAATCTCCCCTTTTTATAAGTTTTTATCTGTGTAATAACAAAATATTCTATCTCTTAGAAATTCATTATACCAATGAAATAACTCAATAGTTCTTAATGTTCTATATCTTGAATGATATATTCTAATAGTCGGACTATGCCATTGGAAGAAAATAGCCGAATATTCCTCGTATTCTTCGCAGGGAAAACTGAACCCCATTCCGTGTATAGCAATGGTTATGTCCATAAAACCTAAACAAATTTTCTTACCTACAACCAAATTCGCCAACGCTTCGCAACACACTGAATATATTTTCATTTCACATCTTCTCCTTTCATTTCATCTCCGTATAATGTTTCACTTTCCCTGTCCTTACTAATTCCCTCATATCCGATTGGGTGCGATATTCAAAGGTGTTGCAAGTCCCCCAGAAGATTTGATAGTGGGTCATTTGGAGTCCTGTTTTAAGTTAAAAACCTTTCCGCTACCTCTTTTTAAGACTACTATCTTTTTACCACAATCAGGGCAGTATTTTGTTATAAGGTTCAACCTTCTATATTCACGCCTTGTTTTAATGTGGCTTTTTCTAACTTCTTCTATAGAGGCATTGTCATTATCATAATTGGGATAAATAATTTCATATCCTACTATACAATCACATTGTTTTTTTATCATACATCCCCCCTTATTTTTTGAATATATTATCAACTTCTTCGGTAGCATTCCCAAACTTATTTTCATGTTCGGCTTGTTCCTTCTTTTTCATTTCTTCTTCGTATTTTTTCTTTGCCTCAAGGGCTTTAGGATATAAAATATCCTTGCAATAATTCTCCCATTCCCCCGAATGAAATTCTTGATTATATCCATGACCGCTTCTATTCAAAACCATCTGCTCTGTTCCATTTGGCAATTTAACATAAACATCAACATTGGGATAATAAGTATCGTAATAAATCTTTATTTTGTCATCTTCATAAATATTATATCCACCATGTTTCTTGCCTTGATAACTTGTTCTTAAATAAGTTGCTATTTCGCTATACATTTTTCACCCCCCTTATTTTCCTCTCATCTCCTCACCTGATTTTTGATAGTGGGTCATTTGGTGTCCTGTCCATTTTCTTTTACATATTCTTCATAACTTGGTATTTTATAAGTTATCTTTTCCTCTGGTGTAGGAACTCTATCTTCATCGCACATCTTACAGTTCATACGAGTAGCAAACTTTGGATAAGTTGCAGTAGGTTTCCAATCGTGTGGTTCTCCGTTTAAGCAGGGAGCTTTTTCTGCTTCGTAATAATATGAAATAAATGTTGTATATGTAAATGTTTTACCACAAGAGCCACACTCTTGATTGAATACTTTGTCTTCCTCATAACCATAGCCATCATCGTGGCATATTTCTTCGCCTTCCCCACAATACGGACATTGTATATCGTTCATACTATTCCCCTTTTTGTTAAGAGTTCGTTATATGCTTCGTTTGTTGCTTTTCTAAAATCACTTAACTTAAAGTCGCCTTCTAATCCTAACATAAGTTTTTTAATTTCTTCCTTTAATTCTTCTTTTGATAAATTATATTGTCCCATCATACATCCCCCCTTATTTTCCTCTC